TTGGGTATATCACAAGAAAACATTATCGACTTTACGGAAGTAATGGCACAAATGGGTTCAGCCACAAACCTTGTCGGCGAAGAGGGTGCCGCAACACTGGCACGTTTTCAGAATGTTATGGGTGTCGGTCAAAACGAAATCCGTAATATCGGCAGTGCAATCGTTGATTTGGGTAACCACAGTGCTACGACTGAATCGGAAATCGCGGAAATGGCATTGCGTATGGGTAAATACGGTTCATCTGTACGAATGTCAGCGGCGGACGTGTTGGGTTATTCTGCCGCATTGTCCTCATTGGGAATTGAGGCACAAATGGGCGGTAGTGCGATAGGTCGTACGTGGCTGTCCGTAGAAACAGCCGTTGCAAGCGGCGGAGAGGGCTTGACGAAATTCGCAAAGTACAGCGGTAAGAGTGCGGAAGAATTTAAAGAGCAGTGGAATACTGACAGCTCCGGTGCATTTAACGGACTATTAAAAGGCTTGCAGTCTGCCGAAAATCTAACTGTTGCGTTAGATGATTTAGGCATAAACAATACACAGGATATACAGGCTATGATGGCATTAGTCAACGGTTATGATTTAGTAACCGAGAGTGTCAATCGTTCAAACACCGCATACCAAGAAAATACGGCATTGCAAGAAGAATTTAACGCAAAGAATGAAACGACCGCATCAAAATTGGCGAACACAAAAAACAATATTATTGAAGCGGCGAGAAGTATCGGCGAAACAATGTTGCCGTCAATACAAGACGCAAGCACCACAGTAGCTGATTTTGCAAAAGGATTGTCGCAAATGGACGACGAACAAAAACGTGCTGTTGTTAATACCGGTGCTACGGTAATAGCTTTGGGCGCATTGTCAAAAGTCGGTGTCGGAGTGATTAAGGGTGCAGGCGATTTTGTTGAGGGATTAGGAGTAATCAGCGATAAATTGCCTATTATAGCAGACGCAACGTCAGCGATAAAAGTATCGACTGCGGGGTTAGGCAGTTCATTTTCTGCATTAGCGCCGATATTCGGTGCAGTATTAGCGCCTGCGGCGGTTGTTGCAGGGTATAAGGTTGTTGCCGACCACGTTACAGAGGCTATTGAAAACAACGCAAAATTGGGTCAAAGCTACAAGGAATTATATTCTCAGTGGCAAGACGCAGACAACCAAGTTTCGCATTTGGAAAATCTGCGAAGTGAATACGAAAAACTAAACGAATCAATCAACAGCGGTACATTAAATCCCGAAGAACTCGAAAGCGCTAAAAACCGCATAAACGACATTATGCAGGAAATCAAGGCGACTACAAATGATGATACCATAAAATTAATGATTGATACGGGCGAATTTGACACCGCACTTGCAATGGCGGTTTCAAACGCCAAAGACAGTGCGAACGAAATTAAAGACGCATTGGATTTAACATCAGGCAAAAAGGCACAAAAGGCAGTATCAGAGGGATACGACGCACTTCAAAAAGGTAGTTCCTACGGTATGGACTACAAAAATCAAAAAGAAGAAATGCGTGGGTGGTTGCAACAAGCAACTGATGTTAAAGAAAAATACCAACAACTGCAAGAAGAAATGACTGCGGCGTATGCAAGCGGTGACAAAGAAAGACGCCAAAAAGCCATACAAGCGAGAGATGCGTTTGTAAATGAAATGACCGACAGTGAATTTTCAAAGGCATATGAAAAAATGCAAGGTCAGAAGTTTTCATTCGGAGAAATGAAAGACGTTCAAAAGCAGGTTGACAATATAAAAGCTGCATATAACGAAATCAGTACAAGCATTGAAAAGATGGACGAACGTGCAAATAACGGTCGTGAATCACTACAAGCTGTAGCGGAAGTGGTTACATCGGAATCTATGAACTTAAACGGTTTCAAGAATATGCAAGAAGTCTTTGAAAGTGGCGGTATTGCAGTTGATAATGTATGTAAACAAATCAAATCAACTATGACCGATTTGGGATTTGAAAATCAAGACATTGCCGCACAAATCGCACTGTTTAAAAACGGTTTTCAAGACCTACAAGGTGCAATTAATAATAACGCATTAGACGCTGTTGTAAATGATTTTGTCAAACAAGGTAAAGAAATCGGACTAACGTCAGAGGAAATAGTCACGAAAGCCGCATTAATGAAAAACGGTTTTTCTGATATTCAACAGGCTGTAGCGTCGGGTGATGTAAGTGGTTTAGTGAAAGACCTATCAAGTTTAGGCGGCGATTTGGGACTAAGCACAGAGCAAGTTGACGCATTGGCACACAGTTTGGGATTATTGCCTGAGGATAAACATATTGAAATTGACGCAAGCGGTGATGTGTCTGCAATCGAGAACGCAAAAAATGCTGTCGAGGAAATAAATAACGCAGGCAATGTACAATTACAAGTCAGTGCCGAGGGTGATATATCTGTATTAGATACGGCTGATTCAAAGCTACAGGAATTAATCAACAACAACCAAGTTACCATAACATTCAATGTAGATACAGGCGGTTTTGATATTAACGATTTAGGCGGCAACAAATTAGGCGAAATAACCGCAGACGGTAAAATCAACTGGGAAAAAGGTGATGTTGAAAAGCCAGAAAATGAAAAGGCAGACGGCACGATTGATTATAAATTAGGTGATGTTGCAAAACCCGAAAACGCCGTTGCAACAGGTACAATAAACTACACATTAGGTACCGTTGCGACACCAAGCGGAGTACCAAAGGCAAAAGGTACACAAAACTTCGAGGGCGGTTTGGCAATGGTTAATGATGAAAAGGGTATATCTGACCCGCGAGAATTAATCATTGACAAAGGACGTGCATTTATACCACAGGGCAAGGACGTAGTATTGCCATTGTCAAAAGGCGCAAAGGTGTACACAGCGTCGCAAACCAAGGCGATAATGAACGGTATGGGTATACCGCATTACGCAACGGGTAAAGACAATTCGGACGCGTTTACATCAGCCAAGGACGATTGGACGCACTACACAAAAACGCACGCAGTAACGACCGCACAAGAATTAGAGAAGTGGTTAGAATTTCAAGAGAAATTCAAGTCGAATGACAAGGATATTGCCGATATTGAGGAACAAATTTTCTCTATTATGCAGAAACAGACGAAAGAGTTCAACGAACAGTCAAAGGCATACCTTGAAAAGCACAGCGCTATAAACGATTGGGGCGACAACGGCGACACACCGCTTGACGCTTTCAAACGTATAAAAGACAGAAATTATCAAGATTTACAAGACGCAAAAATCACTTGGGACGATTATGTTGACAACGTGTCGGACGCAGGCGAAACGCTTTATGACGATATGAAAAGCTACTCGGACAGTTGGCTTGAACATCAGCAGAAGTATCACAGTATGTCGATAGACGACTACATTGCAGGTATCGACAGAGAGGCGGAACGTCTTGAAGAATTTTATGCGAATGACGTTATTAATTATCAAAAATACGTCGAGGAAAAACAGGCACTTGAAGAAAAACGTTATGACGCAGTGGCTCAAAAGAATGCTGACGAGTATTCGGCATGGCAAAAGGACGCAGACGCTTGGCGGGAGTTAAGAAGTACATATGATGATTGGGATAAGTACGGTGACAGTGAGGAAGATTTTCTAAAACGCAAAATTGACCGAGTAAAAGAGTTTTACAATGCGGGTAAAATCAGTTTTGAGGAATTTATTGACGACACAAACAAGTACAGTATGGAACTGTACAAGTCGCAATCAAGTGCGGTTGACGAACTGCTCCAAAAGCAACAAGACTATATTTCAAATGTCAAAGACGAATTTTCAAAGCAAGAGCAAGAACTTCGTGACAGTTGGGACGTACAGGATCGCAAAACAGATATGTCAGAGGTACAGGCACAACTTGATGTGTACGCAAATTCAGTTACTGATAAGGGGCAACAGAAGTACAAAGAGTTGCAGGAACAAATGAAACAGTTGCAACGTGATGAAGAATTGTACCAACTACAGAAAGAGAATAATGCCACTATTGAAAGTCTTGAGGCTGAATACAAGCAAATGGAGGACGGCAAGAAAAACATTCTTACAGGATTGCAAAATGCCGACATCAACATATCTGCATACGTGGCAACAATAACCGATAAGGTTTCGGCGACAGGCGGTAATATAGAAAGTTTGCTAAGCCGACTGCTTGACAAATTCGATAGTTTCAAAATTGAAAATAATTCGATGAGCGACAACAGGAAGATCATAAATAACTTCATGCAAATGACACCGGAAGAAAAACAAGATGCATTGAACAAATACGTAGGATTATAGGAGGAAAGATATGCGTAACGGTTTTGAATTTAACGGCAAAAATACAACGGATTTTAAGCGAGTGACGGTCAGAACAAAGGACCGTCCCGTATTTCCACAGGTAAAGGAGTTTACCATAAGTGCCGACGAAACAGACGGTGAATATGATTTTACTGACGTGTCGGGTCACGAATATTTCAATACACGAAAATTTCAGATTGATTTTAACATCGGTGCGGACAGTACCGAAGAATTAAACAAAAAGCTAACCGCTATAAGCCGTTGGTTTAAGGGCAAAGGCACGCTTATTTTTAACGATATGCCGTTTGTTAAATGGAATGTAAGGGTAATGGACAGCGTGTCATATACACCCGAACACGACGGCAGAAAAGCCGTTTTGTCAGTGACGTATAAGGCGGAGCCGTTCTCGGAGCTTATATTTGACGCTCTGAACGGACCTTGCCTTGACACCGATATTTCACTTGATACCGAAATTCCAATAGGTCAAGACGAGTATTTGACATTGAACGGTAGCGGCACATACAAAAACATACCAAATATCGGTGATGTACACGTCAAACCTATTATAACCGTAACAGGTGCAACAAATCCTTTCACAATAGGAAATAACGGCAAAAATATCACTGTTAAGCATACGGGCGATATTGTTATTGACTGCGAAAAAGAGATAGCTTACAGCGGAAATACAAGTCTTATGACGGATATATCGGGCGATTTCTTTGAACTTGTCCCGGGATTGGATAACACAATAACAGTAACAGGCGGTGGAGTTGTACAGATAAATTACACGCCTAAATTTTTGTACGACGTAGATTTTGACAATATGAAATGGAGTGAATAACATGGCTTTTAAATTACACGAATGGAACGAAACAGACTTCACAGGCGGTTGCCTTGCGTATCTGAATAAGGCGTACGAAGTGGCGGTGTTCGAGGGATTGCAGGAAACGCACACAGTTTCTTTTAAGTACCCTATGAAAGACGAAAAAGCGGAGCTTATAAAAGAAAATCGTATAGTATCGGTTGAAGGACAAGCATACCGCATTACATTTGTAAAGCGAGATTACAGCGGTTCAAGAATTATGACGGTGAAAGCTAACCGAATATTCTATGATGACGCACTTCATCATCACTTGCCGACAATCGGCAACGATACGGACGTGACAAAATCAACAATAGGTGTTGACCCGTACGACGTTATAAAACTTGCGATAGCCGATACAAAGTTTGAGCTTATACCCGACAGTGAACTTAAGGAAATGGGTATGACGAGAATAGGCGCAGACGGCGTTAAAATCGACTTTTACCCGACTGATAAGATAAATACTTATGACGTAATTCAAAACGTCATAGAGGCTTACGGCAGAGGTGAAATATACTACGACAATTACCGATTTGCGGTTGTGGAGCGTATCGGAAAAGACAACGGCGTGAGAATGTCAATAAAGAAGAATATGACAAGTCTTTCAGTCGAGAGAAACACGCAAGAGTTGACGACAAGACTGTATATGTACGGCAAGGACGATTTGACGATTTCATCAGTAAACGGCGGTAAGCCGTACATTGACAGTAAAGAGGGGATTGAGAAGTACGGTATTCGTGAGGCGTACCGAGATTATAGTGATTACGATGACCCCGAAAAGCTAAAGGCGTTTGGTGAGTGGGACTTAAAGGGCGAGGGTAACGATTTTAGACTTGACCGCCCTCAACTGACAATCACGGGGGACGTGGTTGATTTGAGTAAACTTGCCGAGTACGGTGATTTTTATAAAATTGCGTTGGGTGATACAGTACACGTTTTTGAAGATAATATCGAACATAAACAGCGAATTGTATCAATGACGTATTACCCATACAGCGCAAAACAGCCGTCAGTAACAATCGGTCAGCCGACGTTGGCAAATCCATATTACCATGCGTGGTATATGGGTAAGCTGATTAAAACCATTCAGAAAAATTCGGGCAGAGCGAACAAGCTGAAAACAAGCTATTTTCACGGTACATTGAACAGTACACAAAATCCCGTTGAATCAGATAACAAAAAACTGCTGTTAGACGGCGATTTGCTATATATCGAAGATAATAAGGGCAGACGAAGAATAAACCTCGGAAATATGGACGGTGCGTTCGTTTTTCAGATATTCAATCAGTTGTCGGAGAAAACCATTGAAATGGACGACGACGGTAATGTTACTATAACAGGTGTATTTGCCACAGGCACAGACAAAAAGGCAAGAACAGTTATAGATAAGAACGGTATTCAAAGTTACGACGCTGACGGACAAAGAGATGGATTATGGTGTAATGAACCCAACAGTGTAAATCAAAGTTTTTCTGATTTGACTTTATATAATAAAGGAAAAGAAATCTTTCAAATATATAATGAGGGTTTTTATGAACATTTAAAATCAAAAGGAAAAAGTTTTCTCGGCACTAACGGCGATAATTCTTATGCCTACGGTAAATGGAAGTTTGAGCAAGGAGCAAGCGGAACATTTCAAACAGCAGACGGAAAAACGGTAACTGTTTCGGGCGGTCTTATAACAAGTATTTCATAAAAGATATTTACAAAATTATTCCTTTGTGGTACAATTTAGGTATCACAAAGGAGGTATTTTTATGAAATGGAATATTAAAAGTTTTATATGCGGTATGCTCGTTATGGGCGTTATATCGTGTGCGGGAGCGTATGCGACTGACGTATGGCAAAATATAAACGTTTTGCCGAATACAATAAAAGTTGTGGTAGACGGTAAAGCGGTACAAGCCGACAATTTCCTATACAACGATACAACATACTTGCCGATAAGGGCGGTAAGTGAAGCACTGGGAAAAGACGTACAATATGATACACAAACAAGCACCGCCACAATATCAGAAAAGAAAGAAGTTGATAACATGGCAGTTACAAGTAAATACACTCCACCGACAGAATATATAAATGATTCCGATTATATAATTCAAAAGGACGGTGTATATTATGCAACCACAAGATATATTCATAATTATACTGCGTGGGATTTTGATACAGATACGGCAAATTTAATAATAGAAGATAGAAACGGCGATAAACATTCTTTTAAGGCTGTTGCGATAGAGGGGCATACTTGTATACCGTACGACCAATTTGTCGACGAGATACAGCCGTTGTTGAAGTAAGAAAAAATATGAACAATGCAGAATTAAAAATAAAGACAGCTCATTATGGGGGTGTCTACAGTCTGAAAGACATGTAGACAATAGTATATACCAAATAATAAAAAAATACAATAAATTTTTGTAAAAAGTATTGACATACGTGTAAACACGTGTTATAATATATACATACTCAAGGAAAGGGGGGAACAACAAATGCCAATGTTACCAAGAGAGATGATAACATTGCTCAAGAAAAACGGTTTTATGGAAATCGGTCAAAATGGGTCGCATAAAAAAATGTACAATCCAAAGACTAAAAAACAAACGATTGTTCCTTTCCACAACAAACCATTAAAAAAGGGGACAGAGCAAGGCATATTGAAACAAGCGGGGCTTAAATAAGCTCCGCGAGTTTCGGCATATATATATTATTTATAAGGAGGTTTTTGTATGTCAAAACATTTATATCCTGCTATTTTTACAGAAGAACAGGACGGATATTCCGTGACATTTCCCGATTTTGAGGGGTGTTTTTCGGAGGGAGATACATTAGAAGAAGCCTATGAAATGGCGATTGACGCGTTGGGCTTGTATTTAGAAGACGGCAATAAAGACTTTGAATACCCAAAGGCAACAAATCCGAAAAATATTGTTACAGGCGAAAATGAATTTATCGTAATGATAGAATTTGATATGATTGAGTATATGAAAAAGCATGGTAATAAGGCTATCAAGAAAACATTAACAATTCCGGCATGGCTCAATGAATTGGCTGTGAGAGAAAATGTCAATTTCTCTCAAACACTACAAAACGCATTAGTTGAACAACTAAAAATAGCACAATAAATAATATCTGAAAGCACGTCTTACGGCGTGCTTTTTTCGTACAAAAAATGAGGTGACGTTAATGTACAGAAGAATACCACCATAGCACGCGAACGGCGTGTTTTTTTAATACCAAAATCACAATCAATTACGATTAGAAAGGAATGATAAAATGAAATTAAATTTTAATTTTAGCGGAAAAACGCTGTTAAAGGATTGGTGGAAGATTGTTCGTGATAATTTCACGGCAATTCAAACCGACCACAACACACTGTCCGACAAATTGGACACAGAAAT